CTCGGGCCGTGCTCTGCTGGATGAGTTCCTTTTTGTAGCTGCGTTCCCTGGACCCCCACGCGGCCAGGGCGGCGAGAATCAATGCGGCGAGTGTGTAGTGCTTCCAGTCGAGGGTGGGCATGAGGGCTGCTCCTATTGGCAGAACTTGACGCGCTCGCCTGCCGTGTGCGGGCGTTTGAAAATAACCTTCCGGCTCACCATCACGTTGCGGGCATACCACATGGCCCGGTAGCCCGCGCCGTTGTATCTGCGCACGCCGCCCCATAGGTTGCCCCGTGCGACCCGCAGCTTGGTGTAGAACTCGGCAGCGGCGAAGGCGGCTTGCGTGTCCAGGCTGTCGATGCCGCCGAGTCGGTAGCCACGCGCTTTCCAAAAGGCGCGCCAGTTCGGCTCGTTCTCCCGCAACATTTGAAAGGCCCCGTAACTCCGTCCGTCATCCCCGATCAGCGTGGGATCGAAGCCGCTCTCCCGATGACCCATGCTCAGGAAGGTGTCGAGCTGATCTTCGAGGCAGAGCCGCGCAAGCCACTTGTGCGACTCCCGCGCCACTTCCCTCAGCCACTCGGGCTGCGCCGCATTGGGGTAGTGCTTTGTGTAGAAGGCGACGAGGGCTCGCTCCTCCCTCGTCGGGCCTGCATGGCAGAGCCCGGCGAGAAGGAGCAGGGCGGCTAATTTATTTGCAGTTGCCCTTGCCTGCTTCAAGCGCTTCAATCTGTTTTTTCGCGAGGACTGAATTTCTGGCGACGAGCGCGGAGCAGGCCTTGGCTCCCTTGGGGCCGTCAACGTGGCTGTTCTTTGCCACGGCGTTCCCAATCTCAGTCTCGGCCTTCTCCCACAAGTCGAGGGCGCGTTGCAACTCTGCCTTGTCGCACCATCCCGCCTTGGTCATGATGATGGCTAATGCTTCGTTATGCCAGAGCCACGCGAGCTGGATATGGAACATGGCGAGGCGGCGAGCCTCCCCATAATTCCCGGACTTTTTCGCGGCCTTGTGCAGCTTGTCCTGCTGCCCGATCTCTTTCCAGCTCGCGTCGAAGTCGGCCTGCGTGGGCTCGAAGAACAGCTTTTCCTCAGCGGTGGCGGGAGTCGTTTCTGACGCTCCGGCGGCCACGCCAAAAAAAAATATCACGAGCAGCGTCCATATCCATTTCAATTTCATGGTGCGTTCCCTCCTTGGGGTGTCGCCGGTTTGATGGGCAGGTCAGTCCCGCCACCGATCCGCTTGGCGAGTGCGGAAAGGATGTTCTTCGCCTGGTCGCGGGCCGCGAACCAGAGCCATGCAAGGCAGGCGTGGGCGCCATCCCACCAGAATATGATATCCGAAACTTGGGTGTCCACCTTGTCCTTGTCGAGCAGCGTGTCGAGGGTCGTCCAATAATTCCAGCTTGCCCATATCACCCAAGCGCCCGAGGGCGTGATGACGTGCAGGGTCAGGAAGCGGAAGAACGAATACCAGACCACGGCGAAGGCTGCGTCCTTGCCCAGCACCGGGGCGTGGGCGAGGCGCTCCAGCTCAAGGTCGCGCTCGTGCTGGATGTCCTTGCGCTCTATCCGGCGCATGGTGCGGAGAAAAATATCCTTGAGCCCAACCTTGGGCCTCTCGTTTTCCATCACGCTACCCCCAATGCTTTCTTTGCCTCGCCCCAAAGCCTGAACCTTTCATCCCACCAGTCCATCTGTCCAAGCGCCAGCTTGTCGCGCCAATCCTTCGGGCCGCCGTTGACGAGGTAACAGGTCAGCCCGAAGTCATCGAAGTCTGCCGCCTCGTTGAGCTTCTTCCATTCCCAAAACCACGCGGCGCTCATGGCGGCGAAGCGTTGCTCCTTGAGAAGCTCCGGCTTTCCCACGAGGTCGAGGCCCAGCGCCTTGCCGCAAGCCGTATAATTTTCTTTCCCGGTGAGCTGGATCAATCCCCTCCCCCGGTAGCGATAGCCTTCCCCGCTGGCCTCGTCGCCGTTGCCCATGCGGGTGCCGTAAACGCGGGAGCCTATCTTCTCCGGCTTCCCGGCGTAAAGGCTCGCCACGTCCATCGAGACGAAATAGCGGGGGAAAACTTTCATCAATCGCTCGGCGCTGTAGTTCAGGTTTTCCTCTTTGACCCGCAGGCCCGTCTCCGTGCCCACCTGGGCGAGGAAGGCCGCCTGCCGCTTGGGCGTGGCGATGCCGTAGCATCCCATTGCATCGGACAAATCCGCGAGCCACGGCGCCGCCGTCTCCGGCTTGCATCCCGTGCAGGCTGCGAGCTGTTCTTTGGTCATTTGCCACGCTCCATACGCCCCAGGCCCAGCGCGATCTCCTCGGCCTCCTTACCCGTGCGGTTGACGCGGTAGGTGTGGGCGCCCAAGTCTTTCCCGTCCATGCTCAGCGCCACGTCCACGTCGGTGGAGCCGTTGCCGAGGTTGCGCACGCCCACGATCTTGCACTCGATGGTTGCGGTGATGGGCGCGGGGGCGGCCTTGGCGGTCTTCTTCTTGTCGTCGCTCATAATTTCCTCAGTGTGGGATGAGGTTCTTGTCGGCCAGCTCGAGCAGGCCGCTCTCGTGGATCTCGCTGGGGGACGTGAGGCTCGGCTCCTCTTGGCTGAAGCGCACGCCGACCGCCGCGTAAAGGGTCGACGCCAGCTCGCTGCAAAACGGGGCCGAGGTGTTGGCGGGGTTGCGCTTGATGCGGATGCCGAGGCGGCGCAGCACGAACTTGCTCCAAATGCCGAGGATGCCGAGGCCGTCGTAGGGCGTGCTCAGGGCCGCCAGCGCGCCCTTGGCCACGGCGTCGGCCTCTCTGTCGCCTACGCTTGGCACGCTGTAGGCGTCCCACTCGTCCCCGGCGTATTCGGTCCAGGGGTTGCAAAGCCGCACGCCGCGCTTGAACGTGGCCCCCACCGCCTGCCCGTTGCCGGTGTAGATGTCGACGTGGCTGTAGTGGCCGCCCGAGGCCTGCCGGATCAGGTGGTTCACCAGGCCGCCGCCACGCACGAGGATGAGGTCGCCGGGCCGCATCACCACTTCCTCGTGCCGTTTTCGTAGCAAAAAACAATTTCCCGTGTGGCATCGTTGAGCACCATCACGTCGGGGTTGCTGGGGTAAAGGATGCTGATCTGTTTACAACACTCCTCGGCCGTGGGCAGGTCGAGGTAAGGCGTGCCCAGCCACATCGGTTCGAACTTGTGTGTCGCGGGCGAGTCGGTCGTGATGTAGTGCCGATAAAGCGCCAATGCCATGACTGCTCCTCAGATTGTGTAGTCGACGCCGTTGATGTTGATGTGCAGGGTGCCAGCCACAGCGACGCCGTTGGTGATCCTGAAAATGTAGCCGGCGGGGAGCACCTTGTTGCGGATGGATGCATGTTGGGTTGACGGATCCGCCAAAAGGCCTGCGGCCTGTTGATTCGCCGGATCTCCCTTGGAAAGGTTCAGCATGAAATTGCCCGCCGCCGCCGGGGAGGTGTACTGATCCGTCACGCGCCTGAAGGTCACGCCGTCGGAAATTTCAAAGTAGAAATTCCCGGCTCCGGCGGCCGTCTTGTTCCACCAGACGCTGCCCTCTTTGATCAGGTAAATGTGGCCCGCCGGCACCGTGAAAAGGTTGGTCGAGGCCACGGCCCCGGAGCTCACGCCCGTGTGGACCAGGTTTTTCAAAAGGAATCCTGCCATGTCGCGCTCCTTCTATACGTCGAGCAGCCACAAAAGCTGCTCGCTTGAGAAAAACACCCCGGTGCTCAGCGTGCCGTTCACGGTGAAGTTCCCGTCCACGTTGCCGTCGTTGTCAAGCTGGAAGGCCGTGCCTGCTCCCGCGATCACCACGATGCCTGTGGTGATGGTCTGGGGCGCCAGCGCGCCATCTGTCAGCGTGGCCTTGAGGTAGTTCAAATCCACGACCGTGTCCGTCCACAAATCTGTGGACACCGGGGCGTCGACCGCCACGCGGAAGTCGTCGATGTCTGTCCAGGGGATTTTAGGTAGCAGGGCCATGCTGGTCTCCTACGGCGTGATGTAGTAGCCGTCGCTGCCGTCGCTCATCACGCCAAAGGTGTTGTTCACCTTGCGGCTGATGAAGGCATAAAGGCGCTGGGTGGCGCTCGCCACGTTCCAGTTCGGGAAAAAGGTTGGGGCCTTGGCGCTGGGGCTGATCGCCGCGTACTTGCGCCCGTAGCTATAACCCGTGTTGAGCAGCGTGAACTCCTCGACCGACTCCTGAAAATTCAGGTCGACCTGCACCACTTCCATGAGCTGGTTCTCAATGCCCCGGATGCCCCGGCTCAGGTCAGGGACAAAGGCCGAGCTCAGGGGCACGATGTCGCCGGGCTCCAGCAGGCGCTTGTTGAAAAGCGCCTTGACCTTGAGCACAGGGGACGGCACGCCGAAGCGCTTGAGGATGCGCGTGGCCCAGTTGTTGATGCGGGGCGCCCCGGTGACCGCCGTGCGGAAGCCCCGGCTCAGCACGGCCTTGGTGCGCACCTGACCAAAGGTGGTCTGGCTCGTGCTGTCCTCGTAAAGCGCCCGGCTCAAAAATTCGCCCGTCCTGAAGTCGTAGTCATACTGGACGTCGACCTCGTTGAAGAAGTAGCGCTCGAGCACATTGCCCTGGTACCGGGGCGGCCCCACGAGGTCGTCGTCCGTGATCCCCGCCGCGATGGTGCTGGGGAGGGGAGGCTGGTAAATCTTGATGCTGATTCGCCCGAGGTTGTCCGTGGGAGGGTAGGCGTTGCAGAAGGTGTAGAGCTGCTCCTCGAGGAACTTCTTGCCTTCCTGCTTCTCGAACTCCTCGAAGCGGAAATTGACGCCCGTGATCCAGCGGTTGCGCTCGGCCTCGAACTTGGCCACGTCGATGTTGGCCTGGGGGATGGCCAGCCCTGCGCAGGCCGGGAGCACGTCGTAGGGGCCGTTGGTGCCCGCCCCTGTGCTCGTGAGTATCTGCAGCGCCAGCGTGAGCGGGTTGCCCTGCAGCACCACGAGGTTGTCGAGCTGGGTGTCGATGCTGTGGGCCGCCGCCGCGGTGCCGAGCTGCCCGCGCAGGCAGCCCGTGAAGGTGGTCGCCGTCTTGCCCGTGTAGCTGATCACCTCGTCTTCGATCTTGAGGTAAAGCACGCCAGCCGTGGCCGTGGGGAACAGCGCCGTGCTAGACACGGTGAGCACCGCGTCCCCGGCGCCCGCTGCGGCTGTCAGCTTGGTGAAGGCCGTGAAAATGTCCTGCTTCTCGTCTTTGAGGTAGTTCACCGTCTGGATGTTCCACATGACGTTGTTTTCGGCCAGCGTGTAGTCGAGGATGCGGCCCGTGAAGACCGTGACGTATTTTTCCTCGGGCATCCCTTGGAAGCCGCTTTTGATGGTGACGGCCCGGTTGCCGAGCTGGTACTGGAAGGCCAGCTTGGTGATCTTGCCGTCCTTGTCCAGTATGGAAAAGTTCACCGCGCCTAGGCTCGAGCGCCCCTCGTCGACGGTGATCTGGGAGCCCGCGCCCTGCAGGTTGCTCAGCCACAATTCCGTGGGGCCGCTGGGGCTGGTCACCGGGCCGGTGGCGTAGCGGGTGGGCACGCCATCGAGCACCAGAATGTAGACCGGCTGCAGCGCCTTCTTGTTCATCGCCAATGCGTAGGCGGTGTTGACCGACTGGCTCAAAACAGCGCCTCCTTAAACACAATGGTGGCCGTCCAGCGCTTTTTCTTGAGGTTGCTCAGCCCGAGTTGCAGGGTCTTGTCGGTGGCGATGGCGTAGGGCCAGTAGAACTGATCGCGCACCTGGTCGCCGTCTTGGAAGTCGGCGCAAAAGGCGCTCTCCATCGTGGCCACGAGCCCCGCCACCGAGGCCACCTTCTTGATTTCGCGCCGGTTGCCCGAGGATGATTTGAAGCTCAGCGCCTGCCCCTTGGCGACGCCTGCCACGCTGTCGAGAGTGGCCGCGGCGCTGCCGTAGGCCACGTTGGCTGTCAGCTCGCCGGCATACGTCGCCCCGTTGTCGAGGGCGGCCGAGAAGACCTCGCCGCGCTTGGCAAGCTGCCACCAAGAGTAAAGCGCTTCCTTCTGCTCCTCAGTCAAGTCCATGAAGGTCATGCTCACAATGTCGCGGCTGAAAAAGTAGGTGCTCTGGTTGACGCCCGTGTTGCTTTCCTTGTCGTCGCGGGCGCTGGCCTCGCGCACGTCAAAGCCGCTGGGGCGCCGCCCGAAGTCGTAGACGCAGAGGCTGTAGTCGTCCCCGGCGCTCATGGAAAACACCGCCGAGCGGAAGTAGGGGATCGTGCCGCCCGGCCGGCTGATCTTGATGTAGCCGTCGAAGGGCGAGTCCTGGCTGCTCACGTCGAGGATGGCACTGGGGCCCGCCGCTGGGGAGCTTGCCACTAGGGCCCCGGCGCTCGTGTAAATCTGCACAAGCTGGCTGTTGCTCAGCCCGTTCACTGTGATGTCGGTGCTCACCGCCACTTGGATCCAGTCGAAGTAGCCAAAGGCCGGGGCGCCTGCGTAGACCGAAACGCCGACGCGCACCTTCACCAGCGTGCCCACAAAGCCGGTGCTGCTCACCGTGGTGCCGTCGATCTTGAGCACGCGGGTGCCTGCGGTGCTGTTGTCGACAATCTCGAAGCGGTGCCAGCCTGTGCTGCGGGCCACGGCGGTGGCGCTTGTGACGCCTGCCACGACCTTGCTGTAGAAGCCCACGCTTGTGGCGAGGTCGACGCCCAGCCCGAAGGTGGCGGGGGTCGAGGTGATCCAGCGCATGAAAGGCGTGAAGCCCCCCGCGACCGCGGCCGCGTCGTCGTAGAACCAGCCCGCCGAGTATTTGAACGCGGTGAAGGTCTTCTCCAGCTCGGGGTAGCTGGTGTCCAGCTTCAAGCTCTTGAGCCCTTCCTTGGCCACGTCGCTGCTGATCTGGGGCGTGCCGTTGAGCAGCGTCCAGCCCTGATCTGTGGGGAAGCTCTGCACCTCGAAGCTCTCGAAAAGCAGGAGCCCGTCGGTGATCTTGGGGAGCGTTTGGAGGATCGTGCTGCCCATCACCCACCCACCTGTGTGGCGACCAGCCGCACGTCGCGGTTTTCCACGGCCTCGCTGACACGGTTGATGAGCCGGTCGATGTAACCCTGGTCGTTGACCATGTCGCCTTGGATGTGGAAGTGCACCGTGGTGCTGGGGCGCGCTGCTGCCGCTGGCGCCGCTGCTGCGATGTCCCCTGCGCCCCCCCCGCCCACGGAGCCCACCGAAACGCCGCCGCTGGGGAGGCTCGCCCCGCCCCCGCCTGAACCCCCACGGATGGCCGCCTTGGCGACCTCGCCCACGCCTGCGACAAGCCCCGAAAGCGCCGCGCCCGTGGCCAGCCCGAGGAAGCCTTTGCCGGCCACCTCGGTGATCCAAGCCCGGGCCTGCCCCGCGATGATGCTGGCCTGGATCTGCTGCACCAAGCTGTCGATCACGATGTCGGTGATGCGCTTCCAGGCGTCGCGCTCGCCCGCGACCATCTGGCCGGTGACCTTGCCGATGGCCGCCCCGAAGGTGGTAGCCGCCTTAAACTGCTCCTCGTACTGCTTGCGGATGATCTCGTTGCGCTGCGCTGCAGCCCGGGCGTCGATGGCGGCGAGCAGGGCGTTGCGCTGCGCCGCCGTCTTGATCTCGTGCTCGTACTTGGCGAGGGTGGCGGTCTTGAATGCCTCGGTCTCGCGGTCGAGGCGCAGCAACTCGTTGGTCTCGCCCTGCGCCCTGATCTTCTCGGTCTCCAGCGCGAGGTCGCCCACCACGCGCTTGAGCTCCTCGCTCATGGCCGTGACCGCCGCCGTGGTTTTCTTGGCCCCGGCCTCGATCTTGGCCGTCTCCTCGGGCTTGCTCAGCATCCCGAAGGCCCTGGCGAAGGCGTCTTCCAGCCCCGTCAGGCCTTCCTTGATCAGGTTCTTGTTGAAGGTGAGCACGCCCGTGACGATGGCAAGCTGCGAGGCCATGCCTTCCGCAAAGGCCCGGATGATCTCCATGAGGTGCCGGAGGGCCGCCGCCACGGCGTTGACCACGGGCAGGAAGAAGGCGCCGATCTGCTCCTTGAACTCGTTGAAGGTGTTCTTGAGCCTTTGAAGCTGGGAGTCCGTTGTCGAAGTGTCGGTGGCCAGCTTGCCGAACCTGCCCGACAAAATATTGAGGAGTTGCTCTGCATCCTGTGCCGCCGCCCCGGTGACGCCGAACTCCCGGGCCAGCGCCTTCATGGCGCGCTCGTTTCCGTTGGCTGCCGCGCCGATGTCCCCTGCCACATCGGCCACGCTCCGGCCCGTGGCCACGCTGATCCCCATGACGGTCTGCAGGTTGGCCATCGCCACCGAGACGTCCCCGGTGCGCTGGATCATGGTGCCCAGCGCGTCGTTCAGGTCGTCGTCCGCAAAACGCGAAACTTCGGCCAGCGCCGCGGTGAAGGTGTTGATGCGTGCGCCCCAGACGTTCCAGCTCTGGCCCGTGCTTTCCACTTGGGTCTTGAGCCGGAGCTGGGATTGCTCGGCCGCCGCAGCCTCGTCCACCGCGCTCTTGAAAAAGGCGATGATGGCCGTGGCTGTGAAGGCAGACTTGAGCTGCCCCACCACTTCCGTAAGCGCGCTGCTCTTTTGGGAGACTCCCTCGACCTCGCCCTGCAGCTTGCGCATGTGCTCGGCGGCTTCGGTGAAGCCAGCCTTCTGCAGCTGCGAGGCGATGGTGAGGGTCAGTGTCTGTCCGGCCATTTTAGTCCGTGTTCGAGAAGGTCATGGGTTCGCCCGCTTCCTCGTCGGGGGGCCTCGCGGCCCGGGCCTGCTTCTTGTTCCAACTCACTTTCACCGCTTCCCACAGATTGGCGGGCATCTTCCAGACGCTGCCGCGCTGCAGGGGTGTCCCTGTGTAGGCGCCGAGTTCGATCAGTTCTTCGATGGGGCTGCAGTGATCTTGTTCGGCGCCGCAGATTTTCCCAACTCGTCCTCGCTCAGTTCAAAGGCCTTGCGGTATTCGGCCCAGACGTCGGCCAGCACGCGGGGGTCGATCTTGTGCGCCTGCTCGACGCTCAAAAGCCGGGCCACGGGCTCGGCCAGCGCCGTGTGGTCGCCCTGCCGCGTGCCCTGCTTGAGCGCGCACTCCACGCGCTTGGCGAGCCAGTAGGCGTTGGAGGTGAACTCGATGGCCTCGTCCCGGGCTTTCTGGCCTTCCGGGCTGGTCTCCTGGGGCAGCGTGACTTCAAGGTGTCGGCGCGTCTTGTAGTAGTAGGCGTTACACTCCGCATCCTCGGCCAGCGTCAGGGGCGTCAGCACGCCCTCCAGCATTTGGGTGTCGAGGTTGCGGATGTTTTCCTGCAGCGCGTCCAGCTTGGAGCGCAGGAGCTCCTCGGCCGGGGCGCGGTGCTGCAGGGTGTTTTTGAGGAAGGGTTTTGAAAGCCAGCGGATGGCGCCCGCGGCCCAAGCCGGGACGCCCTGCAGCCGTAGCCCCTGCTTGACCACGATCTGGTCGCCTTCCCTGAGCACTCGCTGAAGTCTTGCCGCCTCGTCCCGTAGGGAGGGGAGGCTGTGCTTGTGGCGAGGTACTGCGATGGGGTGCTCGGTCTTGGCCAGTTTCGCCATGCCCGAGGCCAGCACGTCGTCCATGTCGGTCTCCTGTGATGGGCCCGCTCCTGCTTATTCAGGGGCGGGTTGGTGCTGGGGCTACGGCTGGTAGAGCGTGATCAGCTCCCAGCTCTTGCTGGCGGGATCCTCGTTGACGCTGAAGGTTGTCCCCGTCGAGTTGAACAGGAAGGTGTCAATCGTGGCGGGGTTGTCGACCGTCGCCACAATGGCGCCCTGCCGCTTCACCAGCACGTAGTCCAGACCCGTCTGGCCCAGCTTGAAGGCCGCGCTGTCCAGCGTGATGGTGTAGGGTCCGGCACCCGTGAAGACCTTGTCGCCCGTGGCCGCGAAGACGCCCGAGGTGTTCTGGGTCGGGGGGGTGTTCGCGGTGGTGCTCGGGAGCGCCGTCACCGAGAAGGCGCCCGCCACGGCTGCGTTCCCGTAGAAGCGCTCGCCGTTGGAGCGGTTGCTCACGTAGACGTTGTAGGAAAGCACCGGGGCCACAATGGCCGGGATGGTCACCGTCACGAGATTGGTGTCCGTTCCGGTGGGGATGTGGATCGCCGCCTCGTTGCTCACCGTTGTCTCGCCCGCCGCCGTCACCGCCGTGATCTGCACGTAGACCGTGTCGTTGCCGGCGAGGAAGCCGCCCACCGCCGCCGTGGCCAGGGCCGGGTCGCTGGGGGCCGCTTGCTGCGTTGTCGCCCCGCGCCCGCGGGTGTACTGCATGGCCAAGCCGGGGAACATGATGCCGTTGAGGCACTCGAAGTCGAGGGAGCGCTTGGCGCCTTCCTTCACGGCCTGGGTGAATGGGTTGCCCGAGGGGGTGCAGCCGTAAAGCAGCATGCTGCCCTTGACCTTGCCGTCGAGCCCCATGAGGTTCATGAAGACGTCGAAATTGGCGAACACCGCCGGGTTCAGCATTTGGGTGGCGACGCTGGGGTCGATGTCCATCAAGGCCGCGCTGATCAGCCCCTGGTTGCTTTCCATGAAGCTGATCTTGCCAGTGCCGCCGTCGAAAGTGGTGTAGGTCAGCGCGTCGACCTTGTTGTCAAACTCGGGGATGCGCTTGTTGCTCAGCTTGGGGGTGAACTCCATGCTGTCCACGAGGTTTGGCCGGATCACGCCGTGGTTGGCGCTGACGATCCTGAGCTGGTTGCGCTGCCCAGTGAAGATCGACAGCGGGTTGCGTGTGTCTGCGGGCATGGTGTTCCTCCTTGGCTAGTTAAGCTCAAACCATTCCAGCCGCACCAGCAACCGGATGGTGTGAATTTGCGGGGTGTTCTCATCCGGGGGGATGTAACTCTCCTGGATGGCGTTCTCTTGCTCTAGGGGCACGCGGGCGATGATGCCGGTCTCGGCTTGGGCATTCTCGAAGTCCAGCACCTTGATCGGCTCCACGGCCACGGCGCCCGTCTCGTCGTTGGCGACCCCGGCCTGCACGAGCCCGGCCCGGATGCGGTCGCGGATTTTATAGGCGTTGCGCAGGGCCTCGTTGTCGGTGCCCGAGTCGGTCTGGATGTCGATCTGAAACAGCGCCGCGTTCAGGGAGCCGTGCTTGGCCGGATCCGCGAGGGGGTAGGTGCTGGCCGGGAAGACGTTCATGCCGAAGAAGCCGGCGCCCGGCTGGAAATACTGCAGCTCGACCACGCCCACGCTGGCGTACTTCTTGGCGTTGGAGTTGTCGGCCAGAAAGGCGTAGCGGAAGACCGACCCGGCGCCGTAGGGCACCTCGGTCTGCAGCCAGCTCTTGAAGCTGGCCAGCAGGTTCCGCTTTCCCGTGGGGTTGGTGTATGTCAGTGCTATGGGCATTTAGTTTTCCGGCCTCGGCTCGTCGCTGAAGTCCGGCGGGATCCAGCCCGCCTTCCTTGCTGCGGTGATGAAGTTCTCGAAGTTCTTGTTGATCAGGCGCATGGCGTCCTGGGCTGCCAGCTCGAGGTAGTGGCTCTGGGCGTTCACCTTGACCGCGTATTCCACGTTGGTGCCCACGGTGGTGATCAGGGCGCTCTCCCTGAAGAAGCCTTCCCGCTTGCCCTCGCTTATGGAGTCCAGCTTCAAAACCCTGCGCACCGCTGCCGCCGCCCGGCCCAGCGCCGACTTGGGGCGGCTGCGCACCAGCGTCTTGTCGCTCAGGAAGCGTCGGTATGAGGCCTGCTTGCCCCAGCGGTCGAGGTAGGGCGTCCAGCTCCCGCGCAGGCGCCCGGTGTCCACGGGGGTGTAGCGCAGAAGCTGGATGAGAATCTCGAACACCGTCTTGCGGTGCACCTTGAGCGCCGCCTTCTCGAACTCCACGTGCTGGCCGTCCATGTATTTCACCATCTGACGGAGCGTGTCGTCTTTCAACTCAGCGGTGGCCGTGGTCATGGTGGCTTGGATGGATATCGCGCTCATGTCTTTTGCTGCCTCAGCGTGACGCTCCAGTAGTACTGCCCGCCGTAGTGGATCCGCTCGGGGTGGCCGACGATCTTGTAATCGCGGCCCCGGAACACCACCACGTCGCTGTAGCGCCCGGCGTCCTGATCGTCCCCATTGACCTCGTCGATGGGGCCGCTCTCGCTGCCGTAGACCTGCAACCGGAACTGGGCCTTGAGGTCGCCTATGATGAGGAAGCCTCCGCTGGCTGCGGCCTCTTGGGCGCTCAGGCTCTCGATCAGCGCCGTGGTGCTCACCAGCGTGTAGTCCTTGGTGGGGGCCACGCCGTCGACCTCATCGCCGCCCGTGGTGCCCGTGAAGCGCTTGAGCTGCACGGCTTCCTCAAAGGCGCCCTGTACCTCGGCCATGCCTTCGTCGAAAAACTCCCCGTCCGGGTAGGCGGTGCTCGGGATCATCACCATCTCAGCGCCTCGGTTCCCAGTACCGGCTGCCGCGTGCGGGGCCTGTGTAGGCGAAAGCCGGGGCCTTGTTCTGGTCGAAGCGCTCGGGCACCGCGAGGCGCCCTTCCTTGGCCTGCTTCTCCCAGCCGTCGGCCTGCTCCATAAACTTGCGGCTCACTTGATCCTTGTTGAAGCTCTTGTTTCCCGCGTTGGCGCTGTAGTACCAATGCGTCAGGCTGGCCAGGGCCCGGGAGGCCTGGGCTGCCGCGTACTGGGCCACGGGCAGGGCGTAGGCGTCCTGAAAGCCGGTGCTATCGGTCAGGGCGGTCACCGTGGAAACGTCGCCCACGAAGTTGGCGCCGAGGCGGTAGAAGTCCAGCCATTCCTCGTCGGTCGCCATCTCGAAATAGTAGCGGAACTCGACTTGCGCGAGGCTGGCCGGGGCTGCGGTCAGGGTCACCAGCCCGGCGCTCTGGTCGAGGCTGGCGATGGCCACCGCCGCGCCGTTCACCAAGGCGGCCACGTTGCTGGGCGCGCCATCAGCTGCCTGCAGCAGGTTGCGGTTGCGCACCTGAAAAACGAGGTTCACGCCGTTGGCCTGCTCGTTCAGGAACTCCCGCACGTAGTGCCCGTCCTTGCGGTCGTGCATCAAGGCGCGGGCGCGGTCGACGATCTGTGAAACAAGCAGGCTCACTTTTTCACCGCCATCTCAAAAACCATCATACCCACTCCGACGACCACGCCGCCGAAGGTGCAAAGGATCCAGAACTGGAGCCGGTCGAGCTTCTCGGCCACGCTCTGCACGTCGCGGTCGAGGGTTTCCACCTTGGTCTCGACGGCTGTGACTCGCTCCCCGATGGCGGTTTCGTTCATTCGCCCCTCCTGCGGCGATCCAGAACTATGGATCCTATGTTGTCGGGGTCGACCGTCGGGAAGCTTGTACGCGCCACGTTGCTGATCCTCATTTCGTCGACGTAGCCGTCCAGCGCAAAGGTGGGGAAGGCCAGGGACGAGCGACCGACAAAAGAATCGGTGACCGTTCCAAAGGTCGCCCCGCTGGCTGCCGAGGCGATGAGGGAGTGCGGCCCCAGCTCCCCGCCGGAATAAAGCGCCTTGTAAACGCTCACCGAACTGCCGTCGCAAACCACCGCCACGTGGTAGGTGTTGCCCACCACAAACTCCCCGTCGGCGCTCTGGGCCAGAACTGGCCGCGCAAAAAGGCGGTGGAACTTTCCGGCGCCTTCAAAGGGCGGTGGCAGAATTTCAAAAAACGCCAGCCCGTCGTCCACGCTAAGAAGCACGATGGGGCTGTTCGCCACGCTGTTCGGCGTGACGTAAAACTCCCACGTCCACACGGACAGGCCGCTCAGCGCCGCATTGAATCCGGCTGGAGTGTTGAAATAATCCGTGTCGGTGAAAGGGCCGGCCTGGTAAGCGCCACCTGCCGGGCCGCCCGCTTGGAATGGGACGGTACCCACTTCGACAAGGTCGTACCCGTTGCCCGAGGAGTCGAGGCCGTTGTTTTCGAACTCGTAAAGCGCGATAGTGCCCGGTGCTATTGGCATCAAACCACCTCGCACTGGGCAGCGAGCCTAGCCGTGGCTTCGGGCGTGGCGCTGCGCACTTGAATGATGGCGTGTCCGTCTTCATAGTAGACGGAGCAATTCACGCCCTCGAGGCTCACCACCGGCACATTCTCGTCGGCCTGTGCCTTGGCGCAGCGGTAAGTGGCGATGACCGGGGGGGGAGGGTCGCCCATCATCGGCTTATCTCTTGGCCACGAGGTTCACGTTCACCGAAGTCACCGCCACGCTGGCCCTTGGCCGGATGTAGCGGGTGAGCTCCAGAATTTGCTTGAGCCCCGCAGCCGCGAAAGAAAGCGCCGCGCCCGTCGGGTCTGTCAGGGTGAACCAGTTGCTGCCGTCGTTGGATCCCTCGATCAACACCGTGCCGCCGCCAAATGTTCCAGAAACTTGCACCGATCTGTCGGAGCCCTGGGGATTCTGCACGTAGGTGGGCCCCGTGGTGCTCAACACGCCGGTGTCGGTGCCCGTCAGAGTCCAGTCGTCGAGCTGTACATCTTTGCCAAACGCCCCGACCGTATGTTGCCGTTCCGTTGCTGCGACATTTGCCATGTCGTCTCCTTAAATCTTGGCTCCCTGCTTGCGGAGCTCGGCTTGGGCTTTGTCGATCTCCAGCGGCTCGCCCGGGAGCACGCCGATGTAGGCCACCTTCAGCTTCTTGAAAACGGCCTCTTTGGTCTTGAGCTCGGCCTTGGTGTAGGGGTAGTCGATGGCCACCTTTTGGGTGGGGAACCAGTACGAAACGATCAGCCGATTGCCGTCATCGTCTTGCCACGTGGGCAGGCCCCAATTCCCGATGCTGTAGTTGTCGCCCACGACGATCTGCTCGGGGGTGACCGCCTTGCCTCCCTGGGCGCCCCGGACACTCCGGCCTTCGTCCTCGTTGCGCTCCTCGTCTTTCCAGTCTTTCGGCGTGCGGGCCGGGGGCTGGGGCGCTTTGCTTTTTGGCTGCTTGGCTTTGATAGTGCGGTGGGCCGGGGCACCAGCTTCCCGGCTGCGTGTCGCTTTTGGTGCTGTTTTCGTTGCGGGCATGATGGGTGCCCTCCTAAAAGAACCGAGGGGCCGGGCCTTTGTCGACCGGGCCCCTCGGGGTTATTGCTGCTTCAGCTCAGTTCGGCTTACTGCAGGCCGGTCACGGAGCCGTCGTTGCCGAGCCAGACAAACCGGGCATCGACGAAGTCGAACTCCCAGCGGCTCCGACTGCGCCAGCGGATGCTGTCGAGGTCGAAGCTGTCCCCTGAGTTCGGCACTTCCTGCACCACGCTCATGGGGGCGCGGCGCTGGAAGACGGGGCCCTTCTTTTTCTCCATCAAGCTCCACGCCCAGTCGCGGTAGAAGTAGTTCACCGAGAATGAAACGAGGCCCTTGAAGACGTTCTTGGCGAAGGCGCCAGCCAAGCCGCCAGCCGTGGCCGTGGAGGCCGTCTGGCCGCTCAGGCCCTGCACCGCCGGCCAGTAGTCGCTCTCGACCAGCGTGCGGACGTTGAGCGCGTCCTGGGTGCTCACCACCAGGTGGTTCGGGCGCACAAGGATCTTGATGCCCTTGGGGTCGAGCGCGTTCATCAATGCGGTCATGCCCTGCTTGAACGTGATGGTGTTGAGCTGCGCGAAGGCCGCGGGGCGGTTGCCCGATCCCGTGGTGTACATGTTCACCGAGAACGGCGTGGTGATCGTGGTGCCTGCCGCGTTGCGGGTCTGGTACTGCGACGCGGGCACCACGAAGTCGGCCACGGTGTAGTTGCTCAGGCCCTGCATGCGGCCTGCCACGTAGATTTCCTCGATGATGCGCTGCGCCTCGCCCAGGCTCTGGGCCCGGGTGCGGATCTGGCCGGTCTGGTCGTCTTCCCACAGCTCGGCTTCGAAGCTCTCGCCGCCCATGAACTTCTTGTTGATGAGCTCGATGTCTTCGCCCGAAATCGGCTGCTCCTTGTAGGGCTGCTGGGGGCGGGTCAGCTTGGGCAGGCTCGCCCGGTGGAGCGGGGCGTAGAACTCCTGGCGCTTGTCGCTGCTGACCTCCTGGACGTATTCGGGCCAGCTCACCGGCGTGCGCAGGTACCAGTCATTGGCGATGACCTGGACCCCGGCGCGCAGGAGCTGCCCAAAGGCCGAGCTGGAGTTCGCTTCGCCCAGCTCCACGAAGTTCTCGTGGGCCATGTCGGCGAGCTTGTCCCAGCCGTCCCAGCCTTCCTGCAGGAACATGGGGCTCATCTCCTCGATGGCCGATGCGATGGCTTCGTTCAGCCGCACGCCCATGCCTTCCTTGCCGCGGGCTTCCTTGAGGTACTTCAGGTCGGCCACGCGGATGATGTTTCCCTGGCGGCCTTCCTGGAGGCGGGCCCCGCCGGCCGCCTGCCGGCCTTCGGCGAGCGCCTCGATGATGTCTTGTGCTTTGAGCTTCATGGTTTGGGGTCTCCTTTAGGACGCGAAGTCGGGCGACGGGAAGTTGACGCGGATGCGCACCTGCACCTTGTCGCCAGCCGCGACCACTTGGTCGTTGCTGTCGTCGGGCCAGAAGAAGCCGATGACGTCGGCCACGGTGGTGCCGCCCGGGGCCGCTTTGACCACGGTCTGGGAGTCGGCGCCGAGGTAGAGCGCGTCGCCCATCGTGAGGGTCTCGCCTGCGGTGCCGAAGAACATGTGGGCGCCGCTCAGGCTCGCCGTCACGGAGGGGTCGGGGGTGACCACGCCGTTGTCGATGTTGCTGGAAATCGGCCATTCGCCCAGCGCCACGCCGGCGAACAGGTCGCCGTTGGCGGCCGCGGTCAGAGGACGGAAGGTCTTGGTCGCCGCGTCCCAGTAGAGCATGTCGCCCGGGTTGACGGTGTCCGTGGTGGTGATCTTGAGGGGCCAGGGCCCGACCTGGCTGAGGTAGTTGTAGTTCGGTGCGGTCATGGTTCAGTTCTCCAGGTTGGGGTTATTCAAGGCCCGCTTCGGCCTTCATGGCTTTGATCGACTCGGACAGCTTGGCGCTCTTGGAGGAGCCGCCGCCCTTGGCGCCTGCCGGGATCACCACGCGCCCACCGGCGGCTTCGATCATGGCCTGCGTCTTCTCGATCTCGCGCTTCATCTCGCTCTCGGTCATGCCGAGCAGGTCACCGACTTGCAGCAGCTTGACCGGCACTCCGGCCTCGCTGAGCAGGCGCGTGGCCAACTCTTTGTCTTCCGCGAGCTGCAACTTGGCCTTGGCCTCGCGCAGTTCGGTCTTGACCGCCTTGATGTCATCGCTTTTCTCGGCTTCGCTCTCCCGCACCCGGGAGGCCACGGCTTCAAAAAGTTTCGGATGCTTGATGCGCAGCTCGTCAGCGGTCATGCTCTCGACCGCAGGCGCAGCCGCTTCTTTTCCCTTGGAGGCCGACTTGACCTTGGCGAGGCGAGCTTTGTAGGCCTCGTCGGTCTCGTCTTTTTCCTTGGGGATGAGCTTCATGAAGCCGGCCTCGTCCATGTCTTCGTCCTTGGCCTCTTTCTTCTCGCCCTCTTTGGCGGCTTCTTTGAGCTGTTTGTTGAGGTCTTCGATCTTGGCCGTGGCCGCAGCCTTGGCCTCGTCGGTCTTGGCCTCGCTGAGTTTCTTGGTTGCCTCGGTGATCTCGGCCGTCAGGGCCATGAGTTTCTTGAGCATGAGCGCTTCCTCCTTGGGGAATTTGTGCGCCGTGGCGGCGCTTTCGACTAGGGCCAGGAAGGCGCCGCCCCTTGCGGGGCGGGTCACCACGTCTACACTGTCGGCCTGGCCTACGCCGACGATGCGATTCCACTTCTGTCCCTTGTACTCGGCTTGGCCTTCTCGCACGCCGCTGCCGCAGATACTCAGCCCCGCGTACTCCTCTGGGCTGTCCGGGAAAATTTTCGAGTACTCGAGCTGGGCCTCGATCTTGGCCAGCGCCTCGTTGCCTGCCGCGCTTTCGTCGAGCACCAGCGTGCCCTCGACCGCTTTGACCGGGTCACCAGTCTTGCGGTCTCGCACCGTCACCACGTGGGTGTCGCGGTAGAAGCCGCACATCTGCCGGACGTCGCCCTCGGGCCTGTTCTTATACTCGGCCTCGCTGGCGTGGTTGACGAAGGCCCGGGCCCCGTTGTACTTCTTGGCCGCGTCTTCGATGAACTCTGCCGCGTAGTAGTTCTTGTCGCGGAGATTGCCGGGGCCCTCGGTGATCAGAATGCAGCGCACTTGGCGCTTTGGGCCGTCCAGTACCGCCGCTTCCCGGAGGCTGGTGAAGGAAGGATGGCGGTCGCGCCAGTCGCTTTCTTTCGCCTCTTGCCCGTATATTTCGAGTTCTCCGTAACTATCCAGGCTTGCCACAAAGGTGTCTTTTTTTCGCCAGACCGTTCCACCCTTATCTGTGGGCGAAGAACTATCAAAATCAACGCCCTGCCTTTTTAAAACATCTTCAGCGTGTGTCAGTGAACCCACGTTGAAAGTTTGGGCGCGTATTTTGCCTCCGCTTTTTTTATCGCCTTTGCTTCCTCCGGCGCCTGACCATTTTCCGGTTTCGTCGCGGTCTTGATCCGGGTTGTAGGCTTCCTTGGCTCCGGCCCGCTGCAGGGCGCCCATCACCGAGGCGCTCGCCGCCTCGTCGGCCTTCAACTCTGCCGGGGCGCCCTCACCTGCTTGGCCGCCCATCTGCTTGTAGACGTGGGCCACTACCGCCCAGGGGTCGCCGTAGCTGTCCCAATCGGGCTCGACCGCTTTTTTGGCCTTGTCCCACAGGCCCTCGTCTTTGACCCAGCTTGCGGGCATCGTGCCCCTTAAACGAAAAAAGGGGCGGTTGCCCTCGCTCGCCTCATCGGCTCCGCGCTGGGCACCGCCCCTAGTCAGGTGGTGGCCGCCTCTTTAATCGTAGGCCCCTTTTAACACGCCACTATATTTGGTGTCAAACTTTTTTCGCTACCTTGGGTTGTGGGTGGGCTCTTGAATGCGGGTTTCGATAGGAGTTTCAACGCTTTCCAGCGTTTTTTGCGGCTCAGAAATTCTTATCGTTTTTTTCTCTAGCGCGACCTCGGCGTCAATGCCTTTCCAGATTTGCGCGTGCCCTCTCGCTCGGTCTGAGGCTTCCACGTCGACCTCCACTTTGACGGCCCTGATCTCCCCAGCGTATTTCACCGCCACGATCTTGCCGGTGGGAACCGAGCGCAGTTCGTTGATGAGCCTGGCCTCCCGCTGCGTCAGCTTCACAGGCCGGCCCCCGCGTGCTTCAGCGAAAACTTCCGGTTCACGATCTTGAAAGCCCAATGGTGGCTGTTGGTGACGGGGCTGTGAAAATAGTGCAGGCCGGTGAAGCTGATGTCCCGTGCGTCGATGCGCCGGTTGTTCAGGATGTTGACGAGGTGCTCGCCCAGCGTCATCGTGACTTCGAACACCGCAGGGTAGTCGTCGTGCAGCTTGGGCAGGCGCGCATACCCGCGCTTGAGGTACTCGGGCGCGGCCTCGGTGGTGATGGCGTAGGGATCGTAGGTGAGCTCTGCCGAAATCTCGCCCGATGGCGTCCAGAAAATATTGCCCGCCTTCAGCGCCCTGGGCCGGTATTCTTTTTCCCGGCACAGGTTGCCCACGGCGTTGGCCAGCTTGAAGGCGAAGTCTATAAGCTGGGGCAGCTTGTGCTCGATCCGCGTCAGGGCGCCGTAGTGCCGTTCGATGTCGTTCAGGTGATCGTCTTCGCCCTTGAGGCTGTCCTCGACCTGGCGGCTCAGCGCCTTGGCCTTGGCCGCCGCGCTGCTCAGCTCGGCGTCGGGGCCCGGCGCCACGCCCTCCTCCTCGGCCTTGATGTTCTTGGCGACCTCGTCCAGTTCGGACCGGTGCTCGGCTCGGTGGGCTTCCCAGAGCTGGTCGAATTCGGCCTCGTTGTGTGCCGTCAGGTTGACGTTGCAGACTGGGCAGGTGTGTGCTCGGCTGGGGATCTCGCTCATGCTGGCTCCTTTGATGGGAAGAAGCGCTTCTTGAGCCGGGCCAGAAGGCCGGGCTTGTCCGGGGTGATGTCGCCTTGGCCGTACTCGAGGCGCCCGTAGTATTCGGTCAAGTGCTGCAGCAGCTCGACGCCGTCCTGGTGCTGCAGCGTCAGCGTGGTACGGTGGCCGTCGTCGACGGCGATCACCACCGCCCGGCTTTCGTCCATGTCGACTGTGATCATTTAAACCTCCACTCCCAGCTCGCCGGCCCGGCGCTCGAGCCACGCATCGAACTTTTCAACGGGCGCGATCTCCCACTTGCCCTCGGGGTTGCGGATCCCGCGGGCGTCGTCGCTCAACTCCTCGGGCATGTCGAGGCCGATCAGGTTGCTCCAGCTTTTCAGCTTGGGCGCCTTTGTGCATCTGCAATTATGGACAATAACCCCGTTACAGATGTATATTGGCAGGAAACCACTCTGGAGGTCGTACACATGCCCGCTAAAATAACTGGTCTTGATCTCGACAATCTTAGGCGCCTGTACGAATCGGGCGTATCTGAGAAACAGCTCGCTGCTCGACATGGTGTGTCGCGCAATGTTGTCAGAAGCCGATTGCTCTCCCTCGGCGTCTCTCCCCGTAATCGCTCTGCCGCAATGTTCACACGCATGGCCCGCACCAGCTCCAGGGAGCGCCAGCGCCTCACTTCCGCTGCCCATGCTGCCGTGCGAGGAAGTCGCAGAAGCCAAGAAAATCTTGAGGCTGCGGCCAAGGGACGCGAAAAGGTCGGAAAGGTCTTTTCTTATGCTGAGAACTTGATGCGTGAGCTGCTCAAAAAACGCGGGCTTGAATGCGTGCCGCAGAAGGCCGTTGGCCCCTACAATCTCGATCTGGCCGTCGAAGCCTGCCGCGTCGCCGTGGAAATCTTCGGGGGCGGTTTTCACGCCTCTGGACGCCATGCCCACCGCCATTTTGAGCGCACTAAATACTTGCTCGATCTTGGCTGGGCTGTCGTTGTGGTCTGGGTTGATGGCCTTCATCATCCCCTTGGGGTCGGTGCTGCTGATTACGTGGCCGCCTTGGCGCAAGAGCTTCGCTCTAAGCCATCCCGTCGGCGTCAGTACCGGGTGATTCTCGGTAACGGCGAACTCGCTTCCGTCCGAAAGACGCACCTCAATGATCCTGCCGCGATAGCTCGCCTTGGTGGCGGCTTGGACTTGGGGCGCTAAAACAAACTGCCCCGCAGGCACACAATTCGGGTGCAGCGGCGCCTCGGTGTCGTTGCCCCAGGGGTCCTCGCCGGGGTCTTCCTTCTCGATCTCTTTGTCGGTCTTGCCCTCGCGCCGCAGGCACCAGGGGCAGAGCCGGTCGTCGGGCGTCACCAGCCACTCGGTCTCGTCTTCGTCGAGGAGGTCTTTGTTCTGCTCGTAGGTGAATCCGCGGGCGAGGTTCTGGGCGCGCATGATCTCGCTGCGGGCGATGACCGCGGCCCGATTGGCGTAGCCGCGGGGGTTCTTGAGGTTCTCCAGCCCCATGACCTTGGTCAGCCGCTCGGCCGCTTGCTGGATGCCCTCGCCTTGGATCAGGCTCTGGGTGAGCTGGTCGCGGATGTCTGCTGCCATCGCGTTGGTGATGATGCCGATGCGCTGGCTGAACATCGCGCCCCGGTATGGCGTGTTGACGAGGATCCGCACCGCGTCCTCGGGTGGCCGGGCAAACTTGATTGGCGTGCCGGGGGGTGTGGCCTGGTCGAGCGCCCACGCCGTCTTGTCGTAGGCGTGCCTGAACTGCAGCATGGCGCCCGCGCCGATCTCTTCCTCGAGCGCCACCTGCAGGCGGCTCAAAGTCTGCTCAACGGAGCCGAGCAGCGCCTGCAGCCGGCCGCTGTCCAGAAATTGGTTGTAGCTCCAGCCCGTGGTGCCGCCCAGCCCTGTGGTGAGCCGGGCGATCAGCTCGTCTTGGGCCACGCGGTAGGCCTTGAGCAGCCGGATGACGCTTTCGTTCTCCTCGCCCCGCAGCGTCTTCATGGCGCGGGCGTAGAGCATGTCGATCACTTGCCGCTGGGTGAGGAAGCCGCCCGCCTGGGCTGTCTTGATTCCGGGCACGGTTTACTTCCGGCCTTTGCGCCGGGCTTCCACCGCAGACTTTGGGGTGGGCTTCGACTTCTTGCCCGGATCCGTGGGCTCGTTTTCCTCTGGCTCCTCGTCGTCACCGGCGCCCGCGTTCCACTCCTCGTTGCCGCCGCCCATGTCGGACTCGGCTTGGATGGCCTCGGCTTCCTCCTGCGGGTCGTAGCTCGTGACGCCAATCTCCTTGGCGTACATGGTCGCGGCGCGCTCGTGGCTCAGGTACTTCTGCGCCTCGCCCAGCACAATGGCCTCGAGCTTGGCCTTGCGGTCTTCGCCCGCGGGCTCAGGGAAGATGATTTCGAAGCTCTTGTCGATGGGCTCATCGACTTCCTTGCTCAAAAGCAGAGCTGTCGCTTCCTTGATGACGGACTTCCAGTTGCGCTGCACCAGCGCCAGCTTCAGCTTGCTCAGCGACGCGGGCCGCACCTGCGTCTCAGGCAGCGTGCTGTCGCTGTCGAGCACAAACTCGCCGATGCGCCGGATGTACCGCTCGATCACCATCTGCTTGTCTTCGATGTTGCGGCTGGCCGGCCCTTCCTTGGTGCGGGCGGTCTCGGCTGTGCTCCCCGCCGCGCTCTCGCCCAGCCACTCGGGCGCGATCCCGGCGCCCACGGCGATCACGTTCTTGATCTGCTCGCCCACGTTGTCGCGGCCCTGGGTACTGCTCGAGGTGGGGTTCAAGTAGCTGAACTCGACGTCCTTGTTGTGGATGCGCGTGCTGCCCGCCGGCGGGATGCGCTGCACATCGGGGTTGGAGGCGTAGGCGTCGACGTCAGCTTGGTCGCCGTCGATGGCGATGTCGAGGCCCCAGCTTTCCTCCATCTGGGCCTTCACCACCTTGGCGTTGAAATAATCGCGGAAGCGCTTGAGCCAGCTCAGCACCGCGAACAGGTCGGAGCGCCCTCGCTTCTCACCGGGGGCGTTGTTAATCTTGATGTGAATCACCTTGTCGCCAGGGATGTCGTTGATGATGTACTCAGTGTTCTTGTCCGTGGGCTTGTAGGTGAGCTGCCACTGGGTGGGGTATTGCTGGTGGAAGTAGAGCGCGACCTCGGGGGTGAGCGGGTCGGTGACGATCTCCCAGACCGTGCTGGGGTCGATCTGCTTGAGGATGGGCAGGCCCTCGGTGTCGAAGGCCTTCTCGGTCATGATCTCGCCCGCCCAGACCAGCGTCTCCACGTCGGTGCGCAGCTTGGCCTGAAAGTCGGTGCGCTTCTCGAAGTCGTCCCAGCACTTCTGCGCTGCGGGGCTGGCAAACAAAACCTTGACGCCCTTGCCCACCACGTAGCTGCGCAGGATGTTGACGATGGCTTTGCCGAAGGGGTGGTGGTTCTTGCTCCAGAACGCCTTGGCGTGCATGTCGAGGTAGTCGTAAATATAGAGCTGCTTGGAAAAGGGGCCTCCCAGCAGCGGGGTGTACTCGTCGTTGGGGGGCCCCACGATGCTGCCCGTGGTGAGGTCGTCGCCGCCGTAGTTGAAGGCGTCTAGCCCCAGCGTCTCGAGCAGCTTGGCCGCCGCCCAGTCCTTGCGCTGGGTCAGCTTCCTGAACGCCTCGGTGCTGTCGACGCGCACGAGGTCGACCTTGTACAGGACGCCCTGCTTGAGCGCGTGGTGCCTCGACTCGCTCAGCTTGGCGAATCCGAGGCGCCAGCCCTTGCCGGTGTGCTGCGCCTCGATCATGCGCCCGTCTTTGTAGGCGGTCACCACGGCGATGCGCCCGCGCACTTCGACCTTGCCCGCGGCGAGGCCCTTGCTCTCAACGGCCATGCGCTTGTAGTGCTCATGGGCGCTGATCGTGGTTTCGCTCAGGTTGCTTTCGGGGTTGTACTCGTCGGCCTTCTTGACGTGGATCCGTGCGCGACCGCCCCGGCGCTCTCGGTCAGCCGGGTGTCTGAGTTTGTTCTTTGCCATTGTCGTCTCCTGCTGGGGTGGGGGTGGCCATCGCGGCCATTTTCTTTTCGAAGCCTTCTCTCCAAATCTCGTACTTGTTGGTGGCGCGCCGGATCCGCGGCCAGGGCGGCAGCCCCAGGGCGTTGAGCTGCGCCGCCTGCACCTTGTCTGGCTGCGTGACTTGCTCGGCCTCGGTGGTGCCAAGGATGAAGGCCAGCATCGATTCGATGCGCTGGAGCCTGAGTAAAACTTCCTGCTCTTGCTCTGGGCTCATTCAATCCTCAAAAAAGGCGCGGCGCTTGACCTTGTGTTTCAGTAGCCGCTGGGCTGCCGCCTTCCAGGTGCTACGATACCACGAACAGAACTGTGTGAACATATCCACCTGATCCGAAAATTTGCCCGTGGGGAAGGCTGCGGTCTCGGTCAGGAAGTCCTCGAGGTAGGGGGCGCCCTGCAGCAGGAGCACCTGCTTGGGGTGGCGCTCCCCTGGCACCGGTGCCTCGATCATGCCGGCCACGGCGTTGGCCCGGGCTACCTTGTCGCCTGCGGGCTCCACCGGCACCAGCGTGTTCTTGGGCAGCGACTCGGCCAGCTCGGGGATGAGGTCTTTGCCGCTGGCCTTGTCTTCGATCAGGAAGCGGTAGGCCCCGGTGCGATTGTGGGCCGTGCGCGCCCGGGTCTTGAGCTGCGGGAAGGCCCACCAACCCTTGTCCACGTCGATCAGCACAGCCTTGTCGCCGCCCGTGAGGATAGCAAAGGTGCCGATGACGCTCCGGGCGTTGCTCTCCTTGGTGCTGAAGGCTGTATCCGCGCTCAGCACCTTGCAGAGCGTGCCTTCCTTGACTTGCTGCTCGGTGGCGTAGTGCCAGGCGTCCCGGCGCAGGATGGCGCCCTCGCCGGCCGAGGGGCGCTGCTGGTAGAGCGCGTTCCACCAGCGGATGCCGCTTTTGCGGAGCCGGGCCTTGATCTTGCCCAGCCGCTCGTCGTTGAACTTGTCCGGCCAAAGGGCGGCGCCGTGGGGCCTGTGGTCTCGAATGTAATTGGGCGCGCCCGCGGGGGGCTCGGCCATGTCTTCCCGGATGGCCTCGAACTTGATCACCACCCAGCCCTCGGTGGGCTCCCCGGCCTCGACTGCTTCCTTTTCGGCCTGGAGGATGCGCCCGATGAGGTCGTCTTCGTGCCAGCGGGTGGCGCAGATCACGATAGCCGCGTCGCCCTCGTCGCGGCTCAGGAAGGTGCTGAGGTACCAGTCCCAGATGTTGTCGCGGATGGTCTCGCTGTCGGCCTCTTTCGGATCTTTGATGGGGTCGTCGATGATCCCCAGCGTCATACCCGTGCCGGTCAGCGTGCCGCCGATCCCCGTGGCCATGTAGTAGCCCGTGCGGTTCACGATTTCGAAGTACTCTGTTTTGCGCACCCAGCGCGCCCCGGCGAGGCTCTGCTTGGTCTCGCTGGGCAGCATGGTCTCCGGGTGCAGCGCCTTGTACCCGGGGCTAGTCATGATGCGCTGCACCGCCCGGCTTTCCTTCTTGGCCAGCGTGCCGTTGTAGGTGGCGTGCACCACCTGGCCGTCGGGGTGGCGTCCGAGGTAGGCCGCGGGAAGGCGCCGGCTCACTCGCTCGCTTTTGCCGTGCCGGGGTGGCATCTCGATGATGACGCGCTTCAGGCGCCCGGCGACCACTTCCTCGAGCGCCTTGTCCATAATCGTGTGGTGCCAGTTTTGCTTGTTGCCCTTGAAGGTGTAGTGGATGAAGGCGCCGAAGTCGGCCCGGGCGGCCTTCCGGCGCAGGCCCTCAAACGCCGCCTCCCTCGCCGTGATTTCTGTCCTTGGGCGCCACCAGTCGCCGTCCCACAGACTTGGGGGTGGGCTTGGCTGGGTGGGATGGCTTGTGGGCTGCTGGGGTGGTCTTGGGGCTTCCCACGGGCTTTCCTTGGCCACCTGCGGGGCCTGGGGGCCCTTTCCGGGGGGCTGCAGGGGCTTTGCCAGCGGTGCGCTTGGGCTGGGGGGCCCGCCGGGGCTGGTCGGCTTCAATGACGCGGATGAGGTGCTCATCGGTGATCTCGCTCAGGGTCTTGGGCCCGTGCAGCAGCCCTGGGGGGCTATTGGGCACGGGCACCGGTACTGGGGTTCCGGGCTCGTCTCCATCAAAGGGCGTCGACCCATTGATGGGCTTCCCGCGGCGCAGGAAGATTTCGCGCTCGATCTCGGTGGCTGTGGCTGCGGCGCGGATGGCCTCCATGCCGCTCAGTCGGGTGCTGTCGTCGCCCAAGGTCTGCACCGCCTTGAGCTTGAGTATGTCGGCGGTGTCGAGCATGCCCCGGAGCCGCTTCTCGAACTCCCGGCTCAGCATGCCCAGCACGCGTTGGGCCGCTGCGGCTTCGGCTTGTTGCTCAAGCGCTGCTCGTTGCGTATTCCAGCCGTCCTTGGCCGAGCGCTGCCGCAGGTAACCGGCCCTTATGCCGATCTCGGCGGCTGCCAGGTCAAAGGTCGCCCAGCGTCCGCCGAGGTAGTCGGCTTTGATTTTCGACCAACTCCATGCGCCGTTCTCGTGCTGCCATTGGTTGGGCGGCCCGTCAGTTTTCCGGCCCGGCTTGCTGGTCATCTATTTTCTCGGCTGGGTATTCCGGGCGGCTCTTGATCTCGTTGTTGAAAAACTTGCCGACACTCTCGGCGGTCAGGAGCCCGTGGGCGGTTTCACGTGGAACGCCTTTATAGCGCCAGCGGTTGCCGTTGCCGAACATGACCTCGATGGTGCCAGTCTGGGCTTCCTCGGCGGCGTAGAGGTCTTCTCCTGCGGCGCCGAGCCACGCGATGGCCTTGAGGTTGCTACTGGTGACGGGGCGGTAGTGCTGGGGGAGTTGGGGGGCGGGGGCTTCGGCGCCCTCGGTGTCGGTGCGGGTGGGCGTGCTCATTCTTCGCCCTCGGAGTTGTCTTCGCCTTCATCGGTGGCGCCGCCCAGCTCGAGCTGGCTGTCTTCCTCGGTGATGTCGCGGGTTTCGTTGGGGAGTTCCTCGTCGGTGTCGGTGCGCTTGTAGGTCACCTTGCCCGTCTTGAAGTTCTTGGTCTCCTCGACTTCCATGTCCACCAGCTCGCCCTTGTCCACGGTTTCGCGGAGTTCCACGATCTCGGCGGCCAGCGCCTTCATCTTGTCGCTGTAGCCCTTGGCCACTTGCTTGCGCTCGGCGTCGATGGCTTCCTCCTCGCGGAGCTTATGCACCAGTTCGGTGGTTTTCTGGGTCTTGGTGTCGGCGTCCTGGCCGATGCGCACGCGCTTGGTGATGATGCGCCGGTGGATGGTCTCAGTCTTGGCGGTGCTCCCGGCGGCGGTTTTCGCTTTCTTCTTGGCGGTTTTTTTCATTTTCTCCTCTGTGATGGGTGTAGGGGCCGCGGGGCGTTGCCCTTGGGCTCCGGCTGGGTTGAGTACTGGGCACTGGTGTAGGGGCTTTGCGTGGCAGAAACAGGCTTGTTGGTCGGGGGCGAGCTCGGTCATGCTTTGCTCTTGTGCTTGGCGTACCACGCCTTGGCGTAGGCGCGCTTACGTTCCTTGATCTCAGCCGGGCTCAGCTTGGCGCCGCGACTCCGCCACCCATGGGCCCTGGGTGCTTGGGCGCTCTTGTCAATCGACGCCAGATTTTCCTTGAGCTTGGCCACCAACCGGGTGTTTTCCTGCAGCTTGCCGACCAGAATGTCGAGCGCCTCGTGGCAGCCCTGCAGCTCGGCCTGCTGTGCCTCGATCATTTCCCAGAGTCGGTAGCGGGGCGTGAGGTTGTAGTCCTCGTCCATGTGTTCCTCCTGATGGGGTGAAGGTTTAAAGTTTTTCGGCCTTGGTCTTGGTGGCCTTTTCCCAGCGGGCCAGGATGCCGTCGGCCCAGCGGGGATCCCGCTCGATGCAGAAGGCCGCCCTGCCGGCGTGCTCGGCCGCCATGAGCGTGCTGCCGCTGCCGGCGAAAATGTCGAGCACGGCCTGACCGGGCTGCGTGCTGTTCTCGATGGCCCGCAGGGCCAGTTCCACCGGCTTTTGGTTTGGGTGGATGGCCTGCACGGTGTCGCGGGAAACCTCCCAGACCGTTCCCTGGCCGCGGGCGTCGCTGAGGAGGAGGGGCTTCCCTTTTTCCACGCGCATGTGGCGCAGCTTGCGGCTCGAGGCGCCGGCGGTAAGGGTCATCTCGGCTCCGTTGCCGTCGCTGACAAGGATGCCGGGCCCGAGGGCCGTGGCCGTGTCGTTGGCGCCCACGACCGCCACGCGCCACAGGGTGGTCTCGGCGCGCCCGGCGTAGAAGGCTGGGCGGGTGCCTGCCTTGCTCGCATAAAAGCAGGGCTCGTGGTTCCACTGGTAGTCGGCGTGGCCAAGCACGAGGGCGGGCTTGGCCCAGATCAAACACTGCCGCTCCACGAGGCCGGCCGCCTTCATGGCGTGCTCGAAGTCGGCCCGGGTGGCGTTGGCATGCCAAATGTAGAAAGCGGCGTCACTGGCCGCGGCCTCGACGGCCGCCTTGAAGACTCCGGTGAGGAAGCTGGCCAGGGTGTCCCGGCCGAGGGCGTCGTTCTTGATCGTGCGCCCTTTGCTGTCTTCGTAGTCCACGCCGTAGGGTGGGTCGGTGAAGACGCACTGGGCCTTGCGCGTGCCCATGAGGCGGTGGATGGCCTTGGGCTCCCTGCAGTCGGCCACCAGCAGACGGTGCTCGCCCAGGGCCCACAGGTCGCCTGCCTTGGTGCGGGCTCGGCCCGGGGCCGCGGTGTCCCAGTTCGATTCCCGGTGTCCCGCAGCCGCCTTGATCCGGGCGAGGGTGGCCTGCAGCTCTTTTTCGTTGAAGCCCAGGGGCTCCGTGGCCACGCCGTTGGCCTTGAGCCGGTCGATGGCTTCTTTCAGCTTTGCCGGGTTCCATCGGCTCAGCCTGGCGGTCTGGTTGTCGGCCAGGGAGAACTCCTCGGCCCGGTGCACCAGCTCGCTGGGGATCTGCACCACCGCGATCACCTTTGCGCCCATCTCCTTGGCTGCCAGCCATGTGCCGTTGCCAGCCCGGATGATGCGGTCTGGGGTGATGACAATGGGCTTGAGCTGCCCGAACTCCTGCAGGCTGTTCTTGATGGCCCGGAGGTTCTCTGCCGGGTGCTCATTGGCGTTGGCCGCGTCGGGCTTGAGTGTGTCGATCAAGGTGGCCAGCGGCAAGAGCGCCGGGGCTATTTTGAATGCGTTGGCACCGGGCTTGCTGGGGGGGGCAGCTTTCTTTTTCATACGCTTTCCTCGGGCCGATCCACAAAAAGGATGCGGCGGCCTTGGTAGTAGAAGTTGCGGTCTGTCGGCGCCCGGCGTTCGTAAAGGTGGACGGCGTTGCGGGGCTCATCGCAGATGAAATAATTCCAGACGGCGTTGTTGACGACAACGACCGGGGCTCCGCAGTAGGGGCCGCCCACGCAGGTGGGGGTGCCTATCCCGTTGGTCATGGCTTTTGCTCGCTTGTGTCGATCACGGCCTTGGCTCCCAGCAGCACAATCGTGGCATCTCCCTCGTCTTCCTGCAGCGCGCCCATGCCCAGCGCCTCGAGACGGGCCGCCACCCGGGTCTTCATGTAGCCCTTGGTCTCGTAGTCTTGCCGCTTGCGCACGTCCACGCCTGCGGCCTTGCGCGCCGTGATCTCCGGCACGGGGATGGCTTGGATCCCGTGGCGCGTGAGCTCGGCCATCACGGCGCCCCGCAGCGCGACGTTGGCCCGGAAGGCCAGCATGTTCTTGGCGCTGTAGAACTCGCTGAAAATCACCACGCCGCAGTTCTTGCTGGCCGCCCACCAGGCTACCGCCTTGGCCATGCCCAGCAGGCGCTCTCCCTCGTTCTGGGCGTCCTTGTGGCCGCAAAGGCAGACCGTGCCCTCGGGCAGCTCGCCCGGTTTGCCCCATGCCAGCCCGGTCTTGGCCATGCTCAAGTCTGCCGCCATCACCTTGCCGGGGGTGGCCTTGATGCTGTGCTGGGCCGTGTCACTGGGGTCGGATTTGTGGATGTAGACCGCGTTCTCGGCCGGGATCTTGCGCGGCACCGCCGTGCGGGCTCGAGGCACGGCGATGGCTGGGGCGCGCCGCTGAAAGGCCACGGCCTTCAGGCCGCGGGCTCGGAGCGCCTCGAACTCGCTGGGGCTCACTCGGATCATCGGAGCAGCTTGTCCGGGGTGGTGCCGAAGAATCCGGCCAACTTGCTCAAAAGCCGCCCGCTGGGCAGGCGCTTCGCTCCCTCGAAATCGGCGTAGGCGCGCTGGCTGACACCCGAGCCCTGCACCACTTGGTACTGGGTCAGCCCCTTCTTGTCCCGCAGGACCCGCAGCTTTTGGGCGAGGGTTGCCTCGAGGGTGGGCGGGGACATATTTTTCTCTGCTGTTTTTGGCATGGCTGTTTTTAGCATGCTTTGAGCCCTCTTGTCATCAAAAAAGGGTGACCTGACGCTCGTCCACCCGTGGCCGGGCGCCCTGGGCGTACTGAATGCGCCGCGGGATCTCCCAGCTTGGGTCGACCTCGGCGATGTGGATCTGGGGGGCGGGGGTCTCCTCGCGGGCCACATCGCCGCGGTAGGTGCGCACAAACTTGGCCGCGGGGGCCTCCCCCCGGACGAAGGCATCACCCATGACCGTGATGCGCCAGAAGCCCTCGATGGGGCGCCCCTGGGAGCTGGTGGCGTGATCCACCAGCCCCCAGTATTTCAGCTTCTGAAAGTTCGCCCGCTCGCTGAATGTGAAGGCCTCGTTGTCGCTGACCTTGAATGGCATCGTGGCCTGGGCGCTCTCCCGCCACGCCACCTGCAACGCGTGGACGAGCACCCGGTTCAGGCCATGCCTGTAGGTGACGATCTTGGCGCCGCAGTGCGGGCAAGAATGGCGTGGTTTCATTCTTGCGCGTCCCCGTCTTCGCCCTCGAGGTCGGGCTGCATCTCCCATTCCTCCATCGCCCGGTCTTCGTAGGTGTCCCCGGTGTCCATGCGCTTGAGCGTGAGGCGCTTGTTCCTGAAGTCCTTGGTCTCCTGCACCTTTACGCGGGCTTCCTTGCCCATCGCCAGTTCGCGGGTCGCGGCCTTGATGTCGGTGTTGGCCGCGGCGAGCTCGTTTTGCAACTCGTTCTTGAGGCTCTGGATCTTCGCCATCGCCTGGGCCCGCTTCACCACGGCGTCGGCCAGGGTGCCTTGGCGCTTCTTGATCTCGGCCGGGGTCAGCGGCACGATCAGCCATGCGGTAGTCTCGCGCACTTGGGTGTCGGGGGGCGCCTTGGTCTTCCTGCTCATGGTGTCTCCTTGGGGTTTGACGCCGGGTGAATCCCGCCGTCGATCACGTAAAGCCTGGGCTTGGTCTCCATCACGCTGTAAAGGGTGGTGCGCTCCCCGCACTTGGCGCAGTTCGGGCTGCTGGGCATGCGGGTCTCAAAAGACCGCTGGTCGGCATATTCGGCCTTGGTGCTGTGACCGCGCCAACACCCAAAAATAGCCAGCTTCATCTCCGCCCCCCATCATGCGCGTTGTGCGCGGTTGAGTTCACTTACCATTTGAATCCGTTCACCTATCCAGCGCATCACCGGCACAGCCATTGAATTTCCCAGTGCCTTGTAGCGCGGCCCATCGGCTGCACCCGGGATCAACGTATAATCGTCAGGAAATCCCTGTAGGCGTTCGCACTCCCGCGGTGTCAGCCGGCGAACCTGTGCGCCAACCTGTGCGCCAACCTGTGCGCCACGCCGTAGCGTCGGGGCCATCTGATTTTCATAGCCGATGCCTTGAGCCTTGGAGCCTTGTGAGGGCAGAAAGCCGGCGACACACTGCGGCGCCCCTCGGCTATCTTGGGTGTATGCTGAACCATCATCCAAGTATTCCTTCCCTTGTGGCCCTGCGTTTGGCCCTCGACCAATAACGTGCGGGTGAATTGCTGTGACCAGCGGCACTCCCCTGCCTGTCCCATCCTCGCTGGCATCAAAGCCCCCTCCGCGCAAGGTGTGGGCTATCTCCCCCCCCCCCGTTCACTGGTATGTATGTATCATTGTCGTTGCCATACCTGCCGACACCGCCCTTGGCGGCTAGGGGCTTGGCGACTGATTCGCCACAGCTTCCAGCGCTTGCCGCAACTGTGGGGGCAATTTTTTCCCCCGTTTTTCTGCTCGGCGGAGAATCCCCGCGCAGGCTTTGGCGCTCAAATAATACCGCTGCGGCAGGTCGCCAGTCTCCAAGATATCCGACAACGAACACACGGCGGCGGCGCTGGGCCAGACCAAAGTATTCAGCGTCAAGAATTCTGTAGGCGAACCCATACCCGCACTGCGCCAGCCCTCCGAGGAAGGTTCCAAAATCCCGTCCTCCCCCACTTGACAAAACGCCAGGCACGTTCTCCCAGACAATCCAGGTGGGCTTGAAGCGGTCAGCAATTGCAAGATATGTAAGCATGAGGTTCCCGCGTGGGTCAGTAAGGCCTTTTCGAAGTCCTGCGATTGAGAAGGATTGGCAGGGGGTTCCTCCGACGAGAACATTGATATTTGGCTCATTGGGCCACTCCTTAAATTTGGTCATGTCTCCGAGATTCGGAACGTCAGGGTAATGATGCTTGAGAACCTTGCACGGAAATTTTTCGATCTCGCTGAACCATGCCGGCTTCCAGCCAAGGAGCTCCCAAGCACAGGTTGCGGCCTCTATGCCGCTGCATACCGAGCCATAAATCACTCTCCCCCCTCATCGGTGATGGCGTCATGCGGATGCATGGTTTGCGATTCAAGACGGGTCATGGGTGGGCCTCCATATATTGCTGAATTTGATTCAGCTTATCCTGCACATCTTGGAGTTCAAGGCGAAGCCTAGAATTCTCGGCGCTAATTTCCCTAATGGAATGTTGCAAATTGCCCACATCGCTATTGAGCGAAGAAATTTCATATCTATCCGCCTTCTGAGAAAGTTTGCTTTCCATTTCGGCGCTCATTTCTTCCTCATTGATGGTCATGACGCCTTCGCGGCATTTACGTAGACTCCGGTTCCATCACAAGCAGGGCAAATCACATAATCGCCATGCATACACTGGGTTCCTAATCCCTGGCACATATCGTCAATGCAGATATTTATTTCGCCCTCTCCGAGACAGCGCCCACAAGTGTTATCGTCCTCGTTGTATAGTTCTTCAAAATCTTCGTCTTGCATCACACTCCCTCCTTCGCGGCCTTGAGGTGGGCGAGGGCTTCCTGTGCCACAATCTGCGTCCGCCTCTCATGCGTTGTGCGCTCGATTTTATCCAACGCCTCCACCGCCACCTTCAGCGCCTCTTGTGCCGCCTGCGGGGTGGGGCGGGTGTTCCAAGCTTCACGGCATTGCTTTCTGTCTTCTTCGTTGAGCCCATTGGCATCTTCAATTTCACCATCGGGCGTCGGATTGCTTTCGCCTCCAGATATTCCAGCATGACAATTTTTACAATAAACCCATAAATCGCTGTCTTCACCAGAGGTTAAATCAAGGTCTATACCCCCGCAAAACGGGCACGGCAACAACTCAAGCTTGGCGGTCGAGCCGATCTGCTTTTCGAAATC